GAGGCGATCACGAGCGGCCGCGAAGCCTCGAACAAGATCATCTCCGAGGACGTCGTGGACCGCCCGCCGGTCCAATAAAAAAACACTTGCCACGATTTTCACGCTCGACTATGTTCCGCTCCGGACTGCAAGTATGACTATGCGCATACGTTGTATTCGTAGGACGGTCATGAAGACGCGCTGATGGCGAAGGAAGCAAAACAACCCGACCAGCCGGCGAAGCCGGCCGAAGGTGTCGACCACGTTGACATCGAAGACGGCGTGAGCGCTGGCGCCTCGGCCGAGCCAGAGAGCGCCGCTCAGGAGCCGGCCGCGCCCGAGGCTGCCGCTGCTCCCGCGGAGGAGCCGGTACAGCCCTTCAAGACGTCGAGCGACCTCGCGCGCGAGAGCATCTACGCGAAGCACTCCGAGCAACGGAAAGCGGAAATCGCCGAGAGCGCGAAGGATCCGCAAGTCCAAATTCTCAACGCTCAGGCTGGCGGTGAGCCTGCCGAGCCAGAGGAGCCCGCGGAACCAGCGCCGGCTCTGGACCAGGACGCACCATTAAACCGTGACGACGCTGCGCCTGAAGCAGCGGCGGCTGTTGAAGCCGCCGCTGCCGATGGCATCAGAATTTCGGTCTATGGCCAAGAGTCAATCGTGGCCGAGGACGAGGTGCTCCGCGTTGGGGTGCAGACGCTCCAGAAGGAGCGCGCCGCCGAGTACCGGCTGCAGCAGGCGGCCGAGAGTGAACGGAAGGTTCGCGCGTATCACAAGGACCTCGACGCGTATCGTGATCGACTGGTCAAGATGGAAAAAGATTTGCGTGCTGGGGTGGCCCCGGCGCGCCAGGATCCGGCCGCTGGCAAGACTGCGCCACCCGCTTCGGGCGCGACGGTCACGCTGGATGAGGCCAAGATTGCCGAGCGCGCGCAAGCGGTTGCTCAGGCGATCTACAGGGGCAACGCTGAGGAGACCGCCAAGGCTCTTCAGTCGCTCCTGACCGATGTTGCCCAGGGGCGCGCTGCTACCCCTCCGTCGGTAAACGTGAACGAAGTGGTGGAGACTGCGGTCACGCGACTTCGCGAGCTGAGAGAGACCGAGACGTACGAAGAGCGCCGGACGAGGGTGAACGACACCTTCCGTACGGAGTTCAAGGACATCCACGACGATCCCGAGCTGTTCGCCGTGGCGCAGACGCGCTTCAAAGCGCTCTTGAGCGACCCCGAGAATGATGGGAAGCCGCTCGAGGAGATCGCGCGCAAAGCGGGTCAGCACGTCATCGACCGTTTCGGCCTCAAACCACGTGCCGATGATGGTGGGCAACCGCCGACCCCAGGGAAGGGAGCAACGGAGCTCGAAAAGCGCCGCACGCTCAAATCCAAGACGGTCGTTCGTCAGCCCACCTCGTCGCAGCGCCAGCCCGCGCCGTCGCCAGCCAAGCAGTTTCCTTCAAACAGCGACTACGTGAGGCAGATGCGATCGGCGCGGGGGTTACCCGCCGCTTAGACGCCTGCCTCCTACTGAAGGAGGCTTCGAAATGACTGGTCAGCTTTGGGCGATTAACTCGCTCGGTGGCTTCATGTACGCCGACGAGTTGACCAACGTGCTGCGCACGCACCTGCAGCCCATCGTGCGCTTCCGTCAATTCTGCGATGCCAAGGACGCCACCAACAAGGGCCTCGGCAAAGGAGACCTGTTCCACTGGAACATCTATTCCGACGTCGAGTCCGGTGGCGGTGAGCTCGACGAGGAAGAGGCGATGCCTGAGACCAACTTCAGCATCACCCAGGGGACGCTCACGATCACCGAGTACGGTAATTCGGTCCCCTACAGCGGCAAGCTCGACAACCTATCGAAGCAGCCCGTGCAGGAGATCATTAACAAGGCGCTCAAAAACGACGCGAAGAAGACGCTCGATGGCGCCGCGCACGCGCAGTTCGACTTGACGCCGCTCACCGTCGCGCCGACCGGAGGCAACTCCGCGACCGCCGTGACCTTCGAGCAGGGTGGATGCACGATCACGAACGCGATCGCGCTCAATAAGGACCACGTGAAGGCGATCGTCGACGGCATGAAGGAGCGAGAGATTCCGCCCTACATGAACGACGACTACTTCTCGTTGGCCTGGCCGACGACCTTCCGCACGTTCAAGAACAACCTCGAGGAGCTCCACAAGTACGTGGAAACCGGCTTCACGAAGATCATGAACGGCGAGATCGGCCGCTACGAGGGCGTGCGGTTCTGCGAGCAGACCAACATCGCGAAAGGCGGCGCAGTCGACTCGACGATCTGGACATTCCGCAACCCGGACCCCTGGAACGGCGGGTTCTCGGACTGGGCGTTCTTTTTCGGCGAGGACACCGTTGCCGAGGCGCTCGCGATCCCCGAGGAAATCCGCGGCAAGATCCCGGGCGACTACGGTCGCTCGCGCGGCGTTGCCTGGTACTACTTGGGCGGCTTCGGCATCGTGCACGGTCCGAACGGCGTGCACTCGCAAGCCCGGATCGCGAAGTGGGAGAGCGCGGTCTAACGGCGCGCCTTCCACAGGAGACCAATCATGAAATCACGACACTTTGGGAGCTACGATCGACCGCTCATTCGCGCCTACACGCTGCCGCAGGTCAACTTCGGTGGCGACGCGAATGTGGTGCACCTCTTGCCGGTGCCCAAGCTCAAGGGCGCGGGGCTACGCGGCCGCGTGCTGTCTGCTGAGATCACGCGGATCACGGAAGACTTTACGGGCGACGTGTCAGACGCCGGTGTGCGCGTCGACGACGGCGTGACGGCCGGAAAGTACTTCAACTCCGGCTTGGTGCTCACCGAGGCCGACGACATCGGCGAGGTGCGCGAGCTCGAGGACACGGGGGCAGCCGTCGAGATCGAAGCGGGCCGCAGCAACATCACCGTAACCGCGGTGGCGGGCACGACGACCGAGACGGGTATCGCAGACCTGACCATCGTCGTTGCCTGGTGGTAAACGTATGCGCATGCTACTCTGCATGCGCTACGTTTATTTGATCTCACCGTAAGAGGGTTTGACCATGATGAGAGACGCAGACACGAAGGGCGGCACGCTCGAATCAGGCACGTCGAAGAAGTCGGGCTTCCACGACACTCAGCCGAAGGATCTCGGCATGGGCACGTCTGGCGGCAAGGACTACGACGGTCCGCAAAAGCCGCAGGGCAACCCGAGCGTCAAGGCGCCGCGCGGTCACACGATTCGGTAGGCGGTCATTCTGGCGGGCAGCGACTCGTCCGAGCATTGCCCGCCTCTTTGAGGAGGCACCGTGGCCAAGGGCAAGACACCGCCGATGCTCGGCAGTACCGGGCATTACGACTACGACGAGATGTGTGACTTCTACCCGCTCGGCGGGTGGAACGGCCGCGAGACCGCCGACGGCCTCGAGGATCGGAACCCGCGGGAACGACCTACCGAGGTGGAGAACGCCGAGGGCTTCACGCGTGGGCCGTCGCACCACAATCGCACGCGCCTTCCGGATGAGCCGGCGCGCTCGATCCGAGAGCCGACGGTGGAGGATGGCGTAACCTTCCGTCGGCCGATGCGCTCGGACTTGGACGACGACGTTTTCTGCTCCTAAAGGAGACAACAAGTGCCCAAGAAACTCGACCGGAACCGCTACTACGCGACGTCGTACGGCGATACGAACCAGCGCTATCTGCAGGACGGCATCTGGTTCGATAACAGCGGTGTTGCAATCTCCTCGTCGCCGAGCGCAGAGGGCGGCGTCGACAAGCTAATAACCGAGGCGCAGCCGCCGGCTCCCCGCGCGGTTCCGGCCGCCGCGGCTCAGGAACCAGACGTGAGCGACGTCGTGGTCGATGGGTCGACTCCGGCGGACGACGAGGACTTCGAGAGCGAGCGCAATGCTGTCGATCCACGGCCACCGAACGGGGAAGAAAGGGGGAAGCTCGAAAAGATGACCCTGGGCCAACTACGGTCCGTCTTGACGAAAGCGAGCGGCCCGCCCGAGCTCTTGGTCGCCAAGGGTAAGAACGCGCGCCAGCCGATCATCGACTGGCTGCTCGCGAACGCATGAATTTCCTTGAGGCCGCCAAGGAACTCATCGAAGAGACAGGCATCGCGGGCGGCGACCCGGATGCCTTAGAGACTGTCGTCGGGCAAACCGGCGACCTTGCGAACGCGGTCCGGTGGATCCGCGAGTCGGCTACACAGATCGACAATTTGTGGTTTGACTGGAAGTACCTCTGGTTCGAGCACTCCGAGAACCTCTCGGTCAATCAACAGAACGCCGTCGGCCCTGCGTTCACGGTACGCCGCTGGGACCGGCGCAGCGCCTACATCAACAAGTTCACCGGGCAGCCGGCGAGGCTCACCTTCGAAGAGTGGGAGATTTTCAGGCAACGCACCGGCGCCGTGAAGGTCACGATGCCGACTGTCTTCACCGTGCTGCCGAACAACACGCTGCGCTTCAACAGTAAGGCAAGCCAAGCCGCTGCGTTTTCGGTGGAGGGCTGGCGCCGGCCGGTGATTCTGGCCGATGACGACGACGTGCCGCTGATGCCATCGGAGTTCCACCGCATCATCGTCGTGCGCGGCATGATCGCGTACGCGAACAAGAACGACGCGCCCGAGGTCCTCGAGGGCGCCGAGGCCGAATACGTGGATATCCTCGAGAAGCTCCAGGCCGACCAAGCGCCCGCGTTCGAGTTCGAGCGCATGAGCCAAGCCGACGAGCACTTGGGAATCACCGTGCCGGGGCACGAAGAGGCCGTAGGGTTCGGTACCACGAGGTAGCCTATGGACCTTGCTACCGCTCGCCGCGTCGTGCGCAAGCGCCAACGAGCGACCGCGACGAGCGACCGTGACGCCTTCGAGCTCCGTGGCGGCCTGAATCTCGTCGACCCGCCTTTAACGATCAAGCCAGGGTTCTGTCTTGCCGACGAGAACTACGAGATCGGTGTCCAAGGCGGCTACGAGCGCCTGGGCGGCTTCGAGCGATTCGACGGGCGCGCGAGCCCGAGCGCCGAGACGTATTACGTGCTGCCGTTCCGGCACTCGGCGGTCTTCCCGCCGACGATGCAGCCCGGGGCGATTTTCAAGAACAACGCCGGCACGAATGCCGGCACAATTTTGGAGGTCGTATACGCTACTCCGCCTGGAAGGAATTTGGTGCTCGGGGCCGAGGACCTAAATTCCGCGACTGGCCTTGATGCGAGCGTTGCGTCGACTCCTCCACCTATGCCGTTGTTTTTCCCGGTGCAGCCCACCGGGAAGGGGATCTTGCCGGAGCCGAGCTCAGGCGCAACGGCACCGAGAATCTCGGTAGAGTACACCGAGAACACGACCAACACTCAGCATCGCTTCAATAAGCTCTTAGCCGTCACCGACGACATGGAGGACTGGATTACTGGGGAGCGAATCATCTTCAGCGTTTTCATTCGGCAACGGGCGCCAGATGACAGGCGCTATATCCACATGCGGATCATTAAAACCGGCCTCATTGACATAGGGTTCGCCGGCGGTCCCGCGACTTGCATTATCGACCTTGTTACTCAGACCGCCATCTCCAACCTCGGCGGATTCTCGAACATCTATGTAGAGGACCACGATTACGGCAACGGGTGGCAACGATGGGTGTTCGAGACAACCGCATTGACCGAGACGATCGACCCGAACACCGTGCAGCCTTTTTGGCGTCTTGAGATTACTGACGACGACCCGTTTAGTGGAAGCCACGTTGGCGACCCGACCAAGGGCATGCAGATCACCGGGTTCCAGTACGACAAAGGCACGATGCTCCCGCCTTTAACGCCGTATCGTTCGATTCCTAACAACACTCTGGCAGACAGAGAGGCTGGCGTTGGGTATCTCGTTTATCGAGGCAGAACCGTGGTCGGCTTTTGTGGTGCTGGGCTGACGCAGAATTACCTCAAGGATTCCACTGGCGCGATCGTCGCGATGGCGTCTGGTAATGAAACCGAAGCGCACGCACCGACCATAGAAGAGCATTTGGATTACTTGAAAAGCGCTGCCGATGCGCAGCGAGCTCTCGTCACGCCTCTTCCTGGGGGCGGGGCGGTGCGTGGTGTTATGTTCTATAACGGCAAGGTGTTCGGTTTTCGGGACGACAGCGCTGTCTGCAAGATGTATAAATCTGGCGCGGGCGGCTGGACGCAGGTCACGTTCGCGGCCCACCTCAACTTCGATGCCGGGCTCGCGGCGGGCGCGGCCGCTGTCATTGAGGGGGCAACGATCACAGGCGGCACCTCGGGCGCTACCGCGGTCATCAGACGCGTCAACCTCACCAACTCGAACTGGGCTGGCAATGGTGCCATCGGGACGCTCGTGATTGACACGATCGTCGGCGGGCCATTCCAGAACAACGAGTCGCTCACGATTTCCGCAGTCCCCGTAGCGACAGCCGATGGGGCGAACTACACGCCGACCTGGACCGCCGGCGGGCGCTACCGCTTCCGAACGCACAACTTCTTCGGCGCGGCCAACAAGCGGCGTATGTACGGCGTCAACGGGCTCAACCGCTACTTCGAGTACGACGACAACGACGGGATCTTGGCGTCCTACCGGACTGGAATGACGAACGACGCGCCTACCCACATTGGCGTCGACCAACTGCAGATCGTCTTGTCGTTCTTGGGTGGCTCTGTTCAGCGCTCGAGCATCGGCCTGCCGGCCGTTTGGGCCGCGGTCTCAGGTGCCTTAGAGATTGGTGTAGGGGATCAGGTAACGGGCTTCCTCGAGGAGGTCGGCAAGTCGCTCTTCATCTTCACGCGAGGCCAGACCTATCAGTTGAGCGGGAGCGTAGCCGCCGGCTTCGCGCTCGACCGCTTCGACCCCGAGAACGGGGCGATCGAGAACTCGATCCAGCGCATCGGACTTGGCATCCACCTAGACGACCGCGGCTTTGGAAGTCTCATCTCGTCGGACAAGCACGGCAACTACGAGGCGAACACATTCAGCCGCCTGATTCAGCCGCTCGTGGACCGCAAGCTCAAGGAGACCGCGGTTACAGAGTCGGTCATCTACCGGCGCCGCAATCGTTACAGGTGCTTTTTTGCTGACCGGTCGTTCATCTCGATAGGGGTAGACGGCAGCAAAGTAACCGGTCACATGGCATGCGACTACGGCAAGGTGGTTCGCTGCGCTTGCTCGGAAGAGGATGTTAGCGGGGCCGAGCGCATTTTCTTCGGCTCCGACGATGGGTACGTCTATGAGGCCGAGAAGGGCACGTCGTTCGACGGCGAGCCTATCAGATCAGCGCTAAGACTACCGTTCCATCACTCGGGCCGCCCGAACCGCGTTAAGACATACCGCTCCGGGCGCATCGAAGCGGTCCTCGACGGGCAGGCGACGCTCTTCGTGACGCCCGACTTGAGCTTCGGCGATGTTGGCATGACCGAGCGGGAAATCACCGCTACGGTCGGCGGGGCAATCTGGGACCACACCATGGAGTGGGAAGGCTTCAACTGGGACCAGCGCATCGAGCCGCTCAAGGAGTTTCGAATCGGCAGCGACGGCACGAATATCAGCCTCCATATAAGGCACGAGTCTGCCGTAGAGCGCCCCCACACGCTGCGCGCCGTGGTCTATCAAACCTCGCTGCGCGGCCTCAATAGGAGCACCAGAGTTGGCTAACAACCTTTACACGCCGACGGGCGGGCCGGCCGCGGCGTCGTTCGGTCGTTCTTCGGTCCCGCGGGGTGAATTTGGATTGATCGAGGCCGCCTTCGAGAAGCTCCAGCGGCACTACGTCGTCTTCCATTTCCCTGACTTCAACGTGCCTGAGGTTCAGTACTCCGTGGCGCTCGAGACGGGCTTTATCACGAGGGTTACCGTCATTCCGGATGAGAACAATGCGACTGCCGCGACCGTCATTACTCTCGAGGTCGACGGAGTAAGCGTCGTGATGCCCGCGCTGCAAATTGCTGCAGCCGGGCTCGCCGGTGGCCAGGTAGAAGTCATTCCGAGCGGTAACAACCAGATAGCCGTGAGAAACAGCGTCATCAAAGCAACCACCGACGGCGGTGGAAGCTCGGTGATGCCGGGTCGCGTCATCGTCGAGATCACGCGCGCGTAGCGTCTGCTGTTCCACGTGGAACGTGCGCGCATCGTCAAAAAGATGCGTGTGCGTATTGCCACGATTCCGAGATTCTGAGAGTCTTCACGGCGCGCGCGGCCAAGTGGGAACTGGGGGCGTGAACGAAGAGTGGGTAGCTGGATCGTGGAAGGCTCTCGCGGGTCTGGCCGGGGCGGTCGCAGCCGCCATCGTTGCGGCGCTCGGGTGGATGATTCGTCGTCACGTCAGAGCAGTCGATATGCTCGCGGCCGAAATTGACGAGCTGAGGCGCGACAAGGTTGACCGGGAAGAGCTCGTCTCGGTCATGCGTCAGATTGACGAACACCAGCGGGAAGCGAGCGAAGGCCGGAAAGCCCTCTACCACAAGATCGACGACTACATGAAAGAGCAGGCAAAGCTCAACGTCAGGTTCGCCGAGGGCTTAGGCCGGGCCGGAGGCTCATGAACACGACCGCGGTGGTCTTGACGGTAGTGCTTGGTGTGGCCGGGGTCAGCACCGGCAGTTGGGTCGGCGGCGTGCAAGCCGTGCAGTGGCTTGACGAGCGGTACGCACCAGCCCAGGCGCTCGAGGACCTCCATTGGGAGGCGCTCAAGAAAGCCATTCGCGAGCTCCGCGATCGCGTGGCCGCGAACCCTGACGACCAAAACGCGAAGCGCGACCTCGAGGACACGCTCGCGCGCTTCTGCAAAGCCTACCCCGAAGACAGGGAGTGCGAGTAAATGCTCGCCATCAAGCCGGGCGTCACGCTCTTGGGCCTGCAGCCGCAGCTTCTCGTGGCCATCATCGCCGCGCATGCGCTCTACGATCATGTCGATACGCTCCTCGAAATCACGTCGGGGAACGACGGCCAGCACTCGCCTTCGTCGAAGCACTATGCGGGGGCGGCGATTGACCTTGGAGTCAGGCGCCTTCCGAACGCAGAAGTTGACGGCCCGATTATCGCCTCGCAGCTCGCGTCGATGCTCGGACGAGACTTCGATGTCATCTTCGAGGGCGACCACATCCACATCGAGTGGGACCCGGAACGTCCGGCCCGCCCGAACACCACATGAAATTTTGGGAGAACATCTCGCCGTGGGTTCGTCGATACCGGATTGCGCGCGAAGCGTTCCGCCATATCAACACAGGCCGTAAGCGCTGGAAGGCTAAGAGAAAGGCCAAGAGATCGGGTCGGATCAAGGAGAAAGTTATGCCAGAGGTCAAAGAGCCGGTTTTGAGAACCTCGACGAAGGGGTTCATGGGGGGGGTGCCGCTTGCGGTGGGAGCCTACGTCCAGGGCGTAAAGCTCATCCCGGGCGAGGGCGCGCTCGAGCAATTCCTGCTGTTGCCAGAGACGGTCGCTTTCGTCGGCGTGTTGCTGACGGCGCTGGTTGCGAGATTCGTTAAAACAGCCCACAACCCGGGGATGCTCTAAAAAGCATGAGGCTCGAGAGCTACGGCCCGTACGGGAAGCGTGGGCAGCGTCGAGCGCCGCCGCGAGGCGATGGAGATAAGCGCGTTGTCGAGGTGAGCCAGTTGCTCCACTCCTGGGGCCGTAATTACCGCGCGCTGATGCAGGCTCTGACGGAGGACAAGGGTGCTGACACCGCAGGAACCGCTCAAGGACTTGCTCCCGCCCGGGCTGCGTAACCCGCTAGAGCCGGACCGCGGGCCGGGCGGCGTGGACATGAACGCCGCGAGTCAGCCGTGGGCGGTCACAACCAAGGTGGCTCCGCACGAAACAACGGCGAGCCAGCTTCGCGATCTCCTTGACTCCGAGAGCAGCTATCTGACGCAGGCGCGCGAGCGCGGCAAGCAATTCGCTGCCTCCCGCGGGCTCTTCAATTCCTCGCTGGCCGGGCAAGCTGGGGAGGAGGCCGCTATTTCTGCGGCGCTCCCGGTCGCGAGCGAGACGGCAGGCACTTTCGAGCGCCGCGCCCTCGAGAATCAGCGCTATCAGAACGAGTTCGGGTTGCAACGAGCAGGTTTCGAGCAGGCGCGCGGGCTGTCTGCGCAAGAGAGCGCCGCCGCGAAAGAGCGTCTCGGGCTTGAGATTGGAAGCCGCGAGCGGATGCAGGGGCGCGAGATAGAGGCCGCCCGCGCGA